TATAAAACAGGAAAGTCAGCAAAATACGCTGATCGAGGGCAACTGGAGTTGATGGCCCTGTCCGTGTTTAGGCATTTCCCATACATAGAAACTGTGAAAGCCGCTCTGCTATTTGTGGTATCCAATGAAATGGTTACCGAAAAATACATACGAGATGATGAATTTAGATTGTGGTCTAAATGGTTCAGCGATTTTAAATCCATGCGGATGGCATATCGCAATGAAGTATGGAATCCTAATCCTAATGGGTTGTGCAGACAGCACTGCCCTGTGGTGGAGTGTCCTCATAACGGGAGAAATTAATGCCTTATAAAAATCCAAAAGATCGAAAGAAACAAAAACCAGATAAGAAAGGTACAAAAGCTTTTGAGAATCGTATGGAGCGACAACGCGCCAGACGCAAGATGGATAGAACAAGTAAAGATGCAAACAAGAACGGAGTGGCGGATAAACGTGAAGGTAAAGACGTTAGTCACAAGAAACCGTTAAGTAGGGGTGGCTCTAACAAGGATGGAGTCAGGGTGGAGAGCCGTAGCAAGAATCGCAGCCGTAATTATAAGAAGACAACACGGCGCACCAGATGACCAAGGGTACTTACTTGCCCTGTTGACCTCGCGCCGTCCGAGGGGTCAAAA